TAGTTGTCCATCTGATTTGGAAACGGGGCTTAGAAAGGCGCTCCGTAGACCTTCAGGCAAAGCTCGCGGTTCTCGGCCTTGAGCCTCTCTATCTCATCCAGCAATTGCTCTCGGGAACGGAGGTCGGCATAACGCCACTCATGGCCGTAGGCCGTCTTCTGCCCCTCGCCACGGCAGGCGCGTCCGATCGTGCTCGCCATCGCGTTCGCTCTCGCCCTGTCGGGTTCCAGGCCGTCCTCCCGGAGGAGCGCAAGCGCCGCCTCGGTCATGGTGCGGTATCGCTTGCCGTCATCCCTCACTACCCTCTTCGCCATGTCTCACCCCCTCGAAGTAGAGCCGCCAGCATTCGGCCAGCTGGTTTTTACATTCCTTGTCGCAGTCACGGGGCCTCGTGTTGTACTTGTCCCACGGGCATGTCCCCGTCGTATCCCCTATCTCCGCGCATGCCTTGTCCAGCGCCATGGACATGTCCGCGCAGTCCTTCTCCATCTTGCGGAAGGACTCCCTTTGGACGTCGATTACCCGCTGCTTGTCGGCCAGCTCGGCAATCTTCTCGGCGGCGTATCCGCGCAGCTCGTCGCGCTCAGTGGTTAGTGCTTGTATCTGCCCGTCTATAGCTTCGCAACCTACGCACGCCCCGGAATCACGCAACCGCTTGTTCTCGGCCTTCAGCTTGTCGCGCTTATATTTCAATCTGACCTCACGCTCCAGGGTGCTTTCGTACGCCTTCTTGTAGTCGTCGCGCTCGGCTTCCAGCTTTTTTGCATACTCGTGAACATCTTCCCAGTTGCCGTAAGCATGTACCTGTTCGACGTGCCAACGGTCGCGTTCTTTGCGCAGTTCGTCGCGCTCGGCGGTCAGGCTCGCCACGTCGCCATGCAGTTCATCAAGGTAATCGCCAATCGTGTCAAGCGTTTCATACGGCGCTTCAGGGTCGAACGTGTACGGTTGCTTCCTCGCGATGTCAGCGATAAGAGCCATCAAATGGTTTACATGCTTGCGGAAATGGTCACGCTCGGCGGTCAGCTCGTCAACTTGCGTTTGCAGCTCGTCCGCTTTCGCCTTGTATATGCATCCTTCCTGATGCTCACGTATCGTGATGCGCTTCTGGCGGTCTAGCAGGTCGCGCAGTTCTTTCGAGCAGAGCATGTGAGTTGTTGGCCTGCGTTCATCATCATCGTCAAACGCCCAACGTTCTACAAAGGCCAACATGCTCGCTTCCAGCCGCTCCCGGCTGTCCGTCATTTCCGTGTCGTTACGAGCATGGCCGTCCGCGCTAATGGCGGTTTCGGCGGGTAAGTTGTCGTTAGCGGCAACTTGCGCATCGTCGGCGCGGGTGTTCCAGGCGGTTATGGCTTCGGCTTCGGTTTCGTATTCGTGGCACAAGGCGTCGCACACGCAATCTCGGTTTGAGCAATGCACTGTCCACCAATACCACGGCCTGTAATCCGCACCTTCGTCTACTCTGTCGATGAGCGCTTTATTCCCGCAGAACGGGCAGGGCTTCAGTTCGTCATTCATTCCGCATCACCAGCTTTAGAGTTCTTGCATTTCGGGCATAGTGTTTTCGACGGTGTGTGCCAATTACCACGTTCCACATACCAACCATGTGCACGCGGGTAGAAATACCAGGCATCGCCGCCGAATTGCGTTGAGTTGTATTCAAGCGTCTCACCGCAATTGTCACATTCAGCTTGGTAGAAATGAATTTCTTTGAGGCTCATTCGTCCGCTCCTTTCAGCCATTCGAGCAGCGCGTCGTAATCATCGCCGCAGCCGTAATACCTGCAAGCACCACGCGCCCAGCAGTCGATGCAATCGGTGACGCGGCAATTGTTCAGCGCCGCGATTACCCGCGCCGCCCTCTCGGGCGTGCCGAACATCTCAGCATACTTGCTGGTGTCGCGCCATCCTCTGTCCGTGCTGTACTTGCAATGCTCGTAGTTTGCCTGCGTTGCATGGCATGTTTGCTCGCCATCTTCTTGCAGCCTGTTCCGCAGGCTGATGATGGTGTCGGCGGCTTCGCGCAGCCTGATTTCGAGGGTTGCTATATCGTCGCTCACAACGCCGTGCTCCGAGATGATGTCGGCAGTTAGGCGCAGCTCATCCGCTTGCGATCTCAACATGCTCATCGCTTCACCGCCTTACTCCCGCACAGCTGGCAGAACTTCGGGTGCACCATGCGCCCGTCCTCGAACGTCGCGGCGAACCTCCCGCCGCATTGCGTGAACCAGCTGTCCACGCCCCTGTCTGTCTCGCCGTACACCAGCTCGCACTCCCCGCGCCGCAGCGTCGCGGCGATTTCCTCGGCTGTCCCGATATACCCGCCACATCGGTCGCACATGATGTGCGTTCCCTCATCGTCGCGGTCGGTGTAATAGCCCTGCTTGCCAAGCGTCGCGGCGATGGCCTGCTCTGGTGTCAGGTCAAACACGTCAATTTCGATTAGGCCATCCGTCTGTTCGAACGCTTCATACTTGTGGTCTTTCCCGTCTTCCGAGATTCCGAACCAGATTCCATGGTTTTGCATGTCGTAATACTTCACGCCGCGCTCGTCCAGCAAGCGCCGCAGCTCGTCCGTCGCGCTCATTCGTCCACCACCCTTCGCCCACAGTGCGGGCAGAAGTTGAACTCGTCCCACCAATCATCAAGCGCTGTATATCCGCACTTGTCGCACATGCAGGATGATGTGCCATTACCTAAATCGTCGGCAGCGTTTACCAGCTCGCATGTCCTCGCTCCCAGCGTTGCGGCGATTGCCTGTTCGGGGGTGAGCATACCGACCTGAAGCCTGCAACCCCACTCGTGGGCTACATGCTTGCACCCATAGACCAGGAACTCCGTGTCGCGGTCTTCGTGGTATCCAGCTTCATCATCGTGCATAGGCCACCACTTCACGCCGCGCTCGTCCAGCAAGCGCCGCAGCTCGTCCGTCGCGCTCATTCGTCCACCTCGCTTTCCTCCATCGGGGTCGGCGGCACGTCAAATCCAAACTGGCGTAGCTTGTGCGCGTAGTACTCGACGGCCATTGCCATACCGCCCGCTTTCTCAGCATCAAGCTCCACGATGGTGCAAGTGGCTTCTATGAGCGCATCGTGTAACCCGATAATCGTGTTTTCCAGACCAAGCTCGCGGTTATCCACGAGCGCGGTCAGCTCGTCGTACTTCCCATCCGCGCACTCGCGGCACTCGCTCGGCGCATCGCCGTGCAACCACCTGTCCACCTGCTCGCAGAACGGCACGTCGCCGACTGCCTCGTAGTCCACGCCGAACAGCGTGAGCGGCTTGCGCTCCTTCACCGCGCTCTCCACGCGCTTGCAGAATTCCACCGCGTCAGCGTTGTCCCGGTGGAACGTCATAGGCTCGAACTCGCCGTTCTCGTCGTTGAGCGTCACGCAGTCCGGCTCGCCGTCTTCGAGGAGGTAGCCCATGTCAACATCTAGTTCAATCATTCTTCAATCACCTTCCGTCCACACGAGGGGCAAAACTCGAACTCGTCGAACCTCACGTCGTTGCCCCAGTCGTTCGGCTCGTATGCTTCCCACCTGCACGCGCTGCACTCGAAACCGTAGAACCGGTGCTTGTGGACGTTCTTGCACGTGCCGCCGTCAATCCTCGCACTCGCGGGAATCTCCACGGCTTCACCCGTCGCGGCGTGCCTGTGCGTCCCCGGCGTGAGCGCGATGTTGGGGTAATCGCCGGACTTCTTCAGGGCTTCGTCCATGTCATTGCTCCTTTCTCTTGTCGAGCATGCGCACCATGGCGCGCTCGCGGTCGCTCAGATGCCATTTGTGGCCGGCTGCTCGCTCTGCGGCTGCTCGCTCTGCGGCTGCTCGCTCGTTCAACAGCAACCCGCCACCGAAGATGTTCTTGCCGCCCATTGCGTCGAGCTTGCTAATCGGGCAGCAATCGCGGCGGTTCAGCTTGTACGGCGTGTGATGCGCGCTGAACCAGTTGACCTTCGCGGCTGTAATCACGTGGTCGGGATACTCGTACTTCGGCACGTGCTTCTTGATAGCCGATTGCAGCTCGCCGTCCTTCGCGTTTATCGCGTCGGCAAGGTCTGGCGCGCTTTCCAGCACCGTGCCGTCCTCGTCCATGTTCGTGATGAATGACGTGTTCACCTTCGCGCCGTTCGCGTACGTGATGTTCGTGTGGCAGATGATGTGGTTCGTGTTCATAAGGTGCTTGCGGCTGCTCAACGCGGTCAGCGTCGGCGCGAACAGGAAGAACCGCACGCCGTTGCGCATGTAGAAGTCCACGATTGCGCTCAGTATCGAGAACGGCGGGTTGTCCACCACGACGCACCCTTCGGGGTATTCCTCGCGCTCGTAGTCTCCACCAGGCCAGAACGGGCGCACCACCTTCACGCGGTCGATGCCGTACCTGTCCACCACGTAGTCGAGCACCACGTCGAAGATTTCGGGCGGCGTGTAGCAGTCGTCCGTCGTCTTCTTCGGCTTGAACTTTTCCACGAACTCACAGTACTCGGCGCTTTCGTCGGCAAGGCTCAGCTGCTGCTCCTTCATTCCCCACGCTCCCTCATCCGCTCGCGGTACTCTCGGTTGCCCACGATTGCCGCGATTGTCGTGTCCTTCCTGCTGCCGTCGTAGCCTAACGTGATGCCCTCGGCGCGCGCTATCTCGCGGAGCTGCTTCATGGTGTGGGTGGCTAGATCGGCGCGCATGGCGGCGTAGTCGGTTTGCGTCATTTCGCCCCTCCTTTTGTCTTTCTCGCTTGTCGGCACTACCCGCCAGGGCGGGGGCTTCCCTACCGCGCCACCAAGGCGCTGGGGAGGGAAGGATGGGGGGAACTTGTTCCCCCATCTTCCCCCGCTTGCGGGTCGTGAATTTTTCCCTCCCTTCCCAGTCCCCCATTTATGGGAGGGGAATCGGGAAAAGGGAAAGCCAGGTCAGAAGCCCGTGAGAATTTCGTCTTCAGACGGGTCGAAGATGGCCATTTTCAGGTTCTTGTCGTAGTGCGCGACGCACCACGGGCACTGCTTTGCATCGAGCCATTTGCGCAGTTTCTTCTCGCTCACATCCCACCCGTTTACCTTCGGTGGCAACATTGTGAGTAAGTTCTTGAGTGTCGTTTTTTGGCCTTGCTCGGCGAGCCTGTCGGCAGCCACGCGCAGCGCACCGTTGATGTTCTCGTGAGCACCGCTCGCGGCGTTGCGGTTTCGCTCGCTCGCCTTTTCGCTGCGCTTCTCGCTTGCTTCGCGCTCCAACTCGGCAATGTCCTCGTCGACCGTGTGACACGGCCACTTGAACCACATCGTCACGGGTGCCGGTTCGCGGAACTCGCGCAGCGTGAAGCTCACGCGCCACGCGCTCGATTCGTCGTCGGGCGCTTCGGCTCGAACGGGCTCTATCGCAAGCGACGCATCGGGGTCGCGACCGAAAACGCCCGAACCGCTCGCCATATCCAGCGTTCGTTTGCCGTCTTGCGCGCCCTTGCTGAAGTGATGGCAATAGACCATCGAGCAGCCCACCGTTTCGGCGATATGGTCGAATACGTTCAAGAATTGCGCAACGTCACCCGCTGCGTTCTCGTCAGCGTTTCCCATGACTTTGTATAGCGGGTCGACGATGATGGCGCTCACGTCCAGGCCGGTCTTCTGAACCTTGCGGATGATTCGCGGCGCAAGGGTTGAGATTGACGCCGCGTGCCCTCTAAGGTTTAGGATGTGCAGGTTCTTGCGCGACTTCGCATCCATGCGCTCGAACCGCTCGGCTAGATGCTCGTCGAGGTCATTGATGCGGTGTAGGAATGATGCTCGGTCAATCTCGAGGTTAACGTACAGCACGTGTCCCTGCTTGCAGTCGAACCCTATCCAATCGGTGCCTGTCGCTATCGCCCTCGCAAGCTCAATGAGAAGCCACGACTTGCCGACTTTCGACGGGCCGGATACCAGCATCTTATGCCCCTGGCGAAGAACGCCGGCGATAAGTTCCGGCGCCAGTTCGGGTAGGTTGTCTGCCAGATCGTCCCATGTTTCGATATCAGGCAAATCGTCGGCCAGGTCTTGCACCCATTCGTACCACTCATGCCAGGATTGCATGCCGCAATTCAGGTCGATTAGCACCTGCTGCTTGTCTCCCCGCTTGACGCCGGGCATACGCGATAGGCGCGACGGGTTCTTTGTCTGCTTGTCGCATTTGAACCCGTTGCCGTTGAGTATCTTGTGCAGCTCGTCGACGCGCTCCTGATACTCGTGCAGGTTCTCTGCATCGATGCGCACGATTGCGTGCACGCTCTTGCCGCCGCTCGACACGATAGCCGCGCAAGGTAGCTTCATCTTACGGATGATGCCCAGCTGCGCTTCGGGCTCCAGCTCGTCTGATTCCGCGAGCGTATATCGGAAGTCTGTGACGTTTTCGTTCTTGCGTCCTTTGCCGTCGAGCGGGTTGGCGCATATCCATGCACCGGCGTTCGCGTCCAGGGACGAGGAAAGCGCGGTCTCGAGGTCTTTCTTGTCGTTAAGGCGTGCAAGCAGCTTGTCGCGCTCCATGCTGATGCCGCCGATTGGCTTCCACTTGCCGCTTTCGTCCTGATAGGCTTCGGTCGTGTAGTTGACGAACTCGCCAGGCTTGAAAAGGGCTTGCAGGTATTTCGCAAGCTGGTCCTTCGGCTCTGTCTCCATGCTTTGGGGGATATCCTCGGGCTCCGTGTATTCGGGGTTTACTATGCGTATCTGCTCGCCAGGAACGACGGCTTCCTTCATGTCCCAGCCGAATACGTAATTATTGCCGTCATCCACGTGCGCAGGTTTCACGCCTTTGGAGCGTGCAATGTGTGCGAGCGTTCCCGCTGTGATGCCGCGTTCACGCCCGAAGGTTTTCCATTTCTTCTCGCACTCGCCAGGATGGTATCGCGTCGGATCGCGGCGGCTCCATGCGTCCCAGTCGGCAACAGACAACCCTTCGGCGTGAATCGCCATTCCGACATCGCACCATTCCTCGTAATCACATGCTGATGGGTCCAACGCATCCAGCGTTGCAAGTACGTCTATTTTGCCGCTCACCTAATCACCCCCTCATGAATTCCGGGACGTACTCTTTCGGCCTGATTCCCGCTTGCCACGGTTTCCAACCAGCGCCAGCCAGGCGGCCTATCATTCTCTTTGCTTCGTCGAACGACCACATGCCGGGATGTACGAATCCGTACTTCTCGAGACAGCGCACCTGCTTCGGCGTTGCCATACCAGATTCTTGCCTGCGCATCATCACGTCTATGAGCGCCACGGCCTTGCCGCGCTGCATGCCCTCGGTTTCGATGCCCATGCTATCGAGGTATTGGATTTGCTTTTCCGTCGGCTCTAAGAATTCCCAGGCGAACTTCGGCTCGTAGTTCACGAGCGATTCGTTGCCAATCGAAAGTTCGTACTGAACAACATCCACGAGCTTCTTTTTGGCCTTGCGCATCTTCGCGAGCTTGTCCGCAAGCGCCTGTTCGCGCTCCGCGAGGATATCGCGCTCGACTTGCTCTTGTGACTCCAGGATATCGCCGTCAATTCGGCTCATGCGCTGCCGTTCCTCGTCTGATTTCGCGACGAGTGATGCGGGCTCACATAGCCTGTGCTGTCCGGTCATCCATAGGAAGTCAAGTAAAAGGAGGTTTTTCTTACCGGGATACGGGCGCGTGCCACGTCCTACCATCTGCGCGTAAAGGCTGCGCACCTTGGTCGGGCGGAGCACCACGACGCAATCGCATTTCGGGCAGTCCCATCCTTCCGTGAGCAGCATGGCGTTGCACAGTGCCCTCGTCTGCCCGCTTTCGAACCGCGCGAGGATGTCAGCACGATCGGCGCTCTCTCCGTCGACTTCCTCTGCCGCGATTCCGCGTGCGTTGAGCGCTGCCGCCATGTCCTTCGCGATTTGCACGAGCGGGAGGAACACGACGGTGTGCCTGTCGGGAACCTCGCGGGCTATCGCGTCCGCAATGTCCTCCAGCTTCACTTCGACGATTGCGCCAGCTGAATTAAGCGTGTAATCGCCATGTGATTCTTTCAGGTTCCGGGCGTCGATTTCCAGCGGTACGGTCTTCGCTACTATTCGGCATAGATTGCCGTCGTTCACGGCCTGAGCGAGCCCGTATTCGTAGGCGATGGAATCATATACCTTCGCCAGCGCTTTCTTGTCCCCTCTGTCGGGGGTTGCGGTCACCCCGAGCAAATATGCCAGCTCGAAGTGCTCTATAATCCTCATGTAGCTGTCTGCAAGCGTGTGGTGTGCTTCATCCACGATGACAGCGCCGAACTCGTCGGGCGCGAAGGTTGCGAGCCTGTTCCCGCGCCCGAGGGTTTGCACACTGCCTAGCAGCACTGGCGCGCCGTTGTCGTGGCTGCTTGCCATTTCGAGCCCGCAATCCAGACCGTACATATTGCCCAGCTTGTCGGCTGCCTGGTTCAGCAGTTCTTCACGGTGCGCGAGCACGAGCACGCGGGAGCCGGAATCGACCATATCGCGTGCTACTTGCCCGAACACCACGGTCTTGCCGGTGCCGGTGGCCTGCACGAGAAGCGTGCGGTCACGCCCCTCGTGCCATTCGCGCTCAATCGCTGCGACAGCTTCACGTTGGTAAGGTCTTAAAGCAAAGCTAGCCATGTACATGCACCTCTTTTGGTTGAGTTAATGCACGCTCAAGCTCCATGCCTTGCCGGATTCGCTGTTTAAGCAACTTGTATGGCATGTTTGCTTTTCTCGCCCATTGAGCCATCGTTAGCGTCTCGCCGTTGTATGTGAATAGGCGATTGCTTCTAACGTTGTTGTTTTGCTGAGTAGAATCTGCCCATCTGCAATTCTCTGGGCAGTAGTTTCCATTTACATCAATTCTGTCTATCGACTTGGCTTCGTCGTATCCATTGGATAATGCCCATGTTCTGAAAACAGGGTATTCATTCCATTCTTCGCAGACCGAAATTCCTCTACCGCCATAATGTTTCCAGTTGTCGGCATTCTTATCGCGGCAACGTTGTCGCATTCCAACCCAGATGTTATAAAGGCGCTCTTTTCTCGCGTGTCCATGCTTTTTAGAAAGACAACCGCATGATTTGGTATGCCCATTTTTCAAGTTAACGCCACATACGGTTGTGTTGTTTCCACAATCGCAACGGCAAAGCCATTTAGCCTTGCCGTTGCTTGCATTTTCGACGCGCGAGATAACAACCAATTTACCGAAACGTTGGTTTGTTAAATCGTCTACGCCCATGCATTACCCCCCGCCTGTTTCGCGGGTTCGGCTTTCGGCGTGAGGAATTTGTCGACCTCGTTGGATTCGGTGCCGTTGTACTCGTGAATCTTGAAAGTCGCGAGCCCTTCCTTACCCTCGATGGTCGACCAGTCGACGGTGCGGTGTCCGTTCGCGTTCACGCCGTACCCGCATGACGCGAACAGGGTTGCGATGCGCCATGCGCTCTTCTTGTTGAGCAGGATGCGCTCGAAAGCCACGCCCTTGCCCTTCGTGCCGCCGTCAATCTCGAGCTGGAGTTTTGCGCGCGGCCCTTCCGGTGCCTTGTCGCTGCCCTCGAAGTACTCCTTCGTGAGCTTCACGACCTTGAACGGGTACTTCCCTGCGGGGAGCACGACGCTCTCGAACGATTCGGAGTCTTCGACTTCGCTCATGTCCCAGTCGAATACCTCGGTGAACTGTTCTGCCATTTCCTAACCTTTCTACTTGAACGGAACGGGGTCTTTCATATCCTCGAGAGCGGGAACCAGGTTCTCCCATTGCCCCAGGCACGTATCGCGGATGAACTCGTCCGAATACCCTTCGAGCGTGGTCCCCTCGGGATAGAACCCCTTGCTCACGACAAGCTTCTCAAGTAGCTCGTCGGTATAGCCGCTATCGCGCAACATGCCACGCAACACGGTCAGATCGTCGAGGGTTTCCGGCGCTTCGACCTTCGGCCGTTCGCTGCGCTGCGTCGCTCCGGGGATATGCGATGCAATGCTGTCCCACTCCATTGGCACCTTGCCAGTCAGCCCCCAGCGGTTCTTCGCGTCCCAGCACACATGATGGTCGACCTGCATGATTCGCCGGCCGCCGCGCGCTTTCGCCTTGCCGGAGCCCGTCACCTCGACGGTGGTCTCGTAATTGAGGAACAGTAGGGCATCGCACCATTCCTTAACGATGGGCGCGACCTTCTTGGAAAGCTTCAGCTCCCAGCGGTCGTACGGTGCCGCTTCGTCCGGCTGTTCGAACTTGCGCATCATGGCGTGAGCGACCACGACCACGTTTTTGCCAGAGTCGATGCACTGGTCGAGTGCCCCGAGCAATCGGGCGAATTCCTCCATAACGTAGGTGTAGCCCTTGCCGTATCCGAACGCTTCGATGCTGTCCTTCTTGTTCTTGCGGCACACCTCGCGGGTGCATAGCTTTTCTGCCGCGTCTAGCGTGTCGACCACGATGGTCTGGTATTCGCTCATGCTTTGAGACTGCATGATGCCGGACACCAGCATGTTCCAATTAGCCGGTGCAACGCGGTCAACGTCCAGGAACGACGTTCCGCTCTCAAGGTCGAAATACAGCGGCTTCGGCCACTTAGCGGCCAGGCTGGTCTTGCCGATTCCTTCGGGACCGTACAGGCATACGCGCTGCGGTCGCTCTTGAACACCTTTAACGATATTCATTCTTCCCTCCAATCTATAATTACTGAGATTCTGTCCACGTTCTCGGAGTACGCGCCCTTCGACACGTGGAGGTCGACGATCTGTGAGTCGTCGCGCCATGCGCGCCCGTTGAGCGCGTCGAGCACGAGCTTTGCGATGTTGTCGGTGTCGGGTTTCCCGGTGAAGGGCTTGCCCGCGAACTTCGCGCGTTTCTTCAAGCCGTGAATCGTCACGTGTACGGGCGTGTCGGCTGGCGCTGCCGTGCCACCGGCTTCGTCAAACGCAAGCGCGATAGCTTCCTCGTGGAGTACTTCGGTGCCGGTTTTGTAAGCGTGGCCCTTTGCGAACCTCGGGCGCTGCTTTCCGGCGATAAACGGGACCGTGAAGCGATATTCAGGCATAGAAACCACCTAATATCCCATCGTCCCATGTGCGATGCCGTCCCTGTATTCAAGGTCGGCTTGCGCGTCGGCGATAACCTCGTCGTAGCTAACCTCGCTGCATTCGCCCCCGCACCAGGGGCAGTAGTCAGCGCCGAAATTGCGCATCATCTCGTTAGCGAGCGCCTGGTCGCGATCGTTGTGCCCGCAACCCTCGCATTCGGTGTGCCACACGGGTTCGTCGGGGTATTCGGTGGTTTGCCACCAGTCGCATGTTACGGGCCTAATCTCGCGAACCCACTTCGTCATATCCCCCTCCTTCCACCTCGCCGCCCAGCTTTTCGATGATGCCCAGCAGCCTGGACACCTCGCCGCGCAGCCGCGAGTTCTCGAAGCGCTCGTGCTCGAACTTGCCTTCGGCTTCGGCGAGCCGTTCTCGCAGGTTGTCGATGATGCCGTGCATCGTGGACGTGGCCTCGCAGCTTTCCAGCAAGGAGCGCAGCGGGACGCTGATGTCCTGGTCCTTCCAGGCTTCGTCGTTGGCGAAGTCGTTGATGTACTCGTTGCTCATGCCTACCACCCCATCAGCGCGGCATAGGAATCGAACCCCATGCCGAAGACGTGGACGAGCAGCCCCATGAACGCGAGGACGGCGAGAAGGACGACGGTATCGCCGATGGTCCACCCCATCTCGAGCAGGCGCGTCGGCCTGGGTGCTACAATGTAACGGCACCACATGCACATATCGCCGTAGCGGTACAGGCTGTGGACGTTGCTGGTGCGGATGGGCGTTTCCATCCCCCACACCGGATAAAGGCGCGGCTCATGCTTGGCGGCTCGCCGCGCCGCTTTGATGTTCTGCATTTATTCCTCCCAAAGTACGAACCTGCGGCCCCGGAACAGCCTGGACGGCAGCGTCCCGTTAGCGCAGCGGTTGTAGAGCGAGTTGCGCAGGCTCTTGGGCGGCTTCTCGTCGTCGCCCAGCGCGTGCTCCCACTTGATGTAATCGTCCGCCCTGATGTAGCGCTTGCCGTCGGGAAGGACGACTGTCGGCGGCTTGTCCATATGACCACCTCCTCGATTAGTCAGCAGCCCCCTGCGCAGGCGCGGCGCGGCGTGTTGCAATGCCTATGGAAAGGAAGGAACTTATGGCGCGTGAATCCGAGTCAAGGAGGTGCGGCGGGGGAAACGAAGGAAAACCGCCGCCATCCGGGGTTGTTTCCGACACTCCCGGCTTGTCGGGCCATGCCGCGCCCGTGCAAGGGGCTGCTTGTGTGATAGTTCGATGCGCCTTGAGTCAGGCGCTACACCGGCTCTTCGTCCGGGGGCGCGTGGTGGACCTACACCCGCGTCGATGGATTGTCAAAGTGCGGTGGCGGGCGCGTGCCCTGCCGCCCTGTTGCTGTCCTGAAGAGAAGAAGAACGAACGCTAATCCGTGGACAGCCGGGCTGTTACCCGCCTGGGAACCCACCGCGATGGTCATTAGAATCACGACAAACTACTGGCACTCGGGCGGTGGACTCCCTGGCGGGTGCTGCGCGCTGCTTGATGGTTTTCCGACATCGAAATGCATTCAGATTTGTCGTGCGCGCAGCTCCCATGTGGCGCGTGTTTAAGGTGCCGCCGCACCGATGGTCAGACGATCGCGGCGACGGCCTTGAAGATTTGCCGCTCGTCCATCCCGGTAACGTCGAGCTTGCGCGTCATCGTGCGGTAGCCGTCTGCGTTGAACTCGACCTCGACGCGAGCTTCCGCGCCGTCCTGGACGTAGCGCACGCGGTGCACGCCCATCTCGGCGGTCATCGCGGCGCGGTTCAGCTCGCCGTTGACCCAGACCTGGATGATTTGCTGCTGGGGAGACATCTAGTTCGCCCCCTGCCCGTGGATTGGCTGCTCGGCGAACAGGTAGCCGACCTGGAGTGCGGGGAAGAAGTTGTCGCGGATATGGAAAGCCGCCTTGACGGTAAGCTCGCCAGCTTTGCCGGTAATCCAATTCTGGACGGTTTCGCTGGACTTGCCCACGGCCTCGGCGGTGCTCTGGTACACATCCTCATATTTAGTCTGGGTGCGCGCCATCTCGGCGGCTAGGTTGGGATATTTGAGATTTGCCATCGTGCCCTCCGTATTCATGCCGTGGCGTAATTTCTGCATACTATGTTACACCACGGCGTAACTATTGCAAGACCCTATTTGGTAAAATTACGCCACGGTGTAAAACTACGGAGGGTGGCACCATGAACCTGAAAGAACTCGCGAAGCTACGCGGCACGAATTTGAAGCGCATATCCGAGCAGACGCAGATACCGGCATCCACGCTCTACGCCATATCTCAGGGCGAAACCACGTTTGACAACGTGGGTGTTTCACGGTTCCTGAAGCTGGCCGACGCCCTCGGCATGACGGCAGAACAGCTCCACGCATTGCCAAACGTCACCCCCGAGAACGTCGATAGCTATATCGTAGCGATTGAGGATAGCGGCATGGATTCCGAGTTATCGGACGTTTATGGGACGCTTGACGAGCAAGGCAGAGCAGCACTACTCACGATGGCGCGCGCACTCGCACGCAAATAAAAAGCGCCCCGCGACGGCTGCAATCCGTCCACGGGGCTACGCTGCATATGTCCACTACCATACCAGCGAGGAGATTCTACCATGAAGGTCACTGGCTCGAGCATCGAGCAACTGGAAAAGTCCAAGCCGCGCGGCAAGTGCCGCAAGTGGCGCCTGTGGGCATCCACGGAAGCCGGGCGCAAGTCGCGCCGCTTCACCGGCACGTGGACACAGGCGACCGAAGCGCTCGCGGCGTTCGTGGACGAGCTGTCCGGCATGGTGGAGAACGCCGAGACATTCGCGGCGTACGCGGAGAGCTGGCGCGCCTGGCGCGCGTCCACGGCTGGCCTGGACGTGCAGACCCTCACCAACGACGAGCGCAACGTCCGCACGCTGTGCCGGGTGTTCGGCGGGCTGCGCATGGACGCGATAACGCCAGAAGTCGTGAAAGACGGATTGCTCACGCTCAAGAACGGCGGCAGCGCGTCCGGCAAGACCCTGGGCGGCACCTACCTCAACAACCTGTTCGTCGCGCTCAATAACATCATGTCCACGGCGGCAGACGATGGGCGCATAGCGGCTAATCCCTGCGCGAAGGTCAAAGCGCCGAAACCGGATACCGCCGAGCGCCGCGCGCTGACCATCGAGCAGATGGACGTGGTTTGGTCCAACATGGAGCCGATCGCGGCAGGCGGCGACGGTCGCGCCATGGCGATGCTGCTCATACTGGACGCGGGGCTGCGCCCGCAGGAAGCCCTCGCGCTGCTCCCCGCCGACGTGGACGTGGACTCCATGCGGCTGCACGTGCGCACGGGCATGAAAGAGCGCACGGGGGAAATCGGCAAGACCAAGCGCCCCTCGTCGGTGCGCGACCTGCCCATGACCGACAGGCTCGCCGCCGTGTGCGCGGCGTACGGGAGCATGCGCGTCGGCGGCAAGTGCTTCTGCGAGAACACCCGCGACGGCTCGCCGCTTCGCATGCAGAACGTGCGCAAATGGTGGGAGAAGCACCGCGAGGAATTCGGCGCGGGCGACCTCGTGCCGTACGAGCTGCGCCACTCGAACCTGACCAAGATGGCGCGTTACATGACCATCTTCGACCTCAAGGACTGGGCGGGGTGGAAGACAATCGAGCCCGCGAAGGTGTACGTCCACCGCGACGAGAGCGCCATGGAAGCGGCGGTGCGTCGCTCGCAAATCGGCACGGCTGCGGGTTCACCTGCACCATTCTTGCACCAGAAGCAAAACAGGCCAGACGATTTAGCCGTCTGACCTGCTGTTTTAGTGGTGGGCGTTACAAGATTTGAACTTGTGACCTGTTGGAAGTATCGGCTCACCTGGGCAAACGCTGTCAAACGGTGTCACACGCAAGCACACGCTGAACTATATATATGCCAAACTTCGGCACACTCTGACCACGGATTGAACGCACCGAATCTGCACCGGAACCGGACATTTAAGAATGCAACGCTAATTGACCGTTTCCGGGCACAAAAAAAGCGCGCCCACCCGAAGGTGAGCGCATGGATCGTGAGCGGTCTGACATGCAGGTGGCGCTCGTATCGGTCTGATTGTAGCCTATTTCCGCTTCACATACGTGCCTTTAGCATTGCGCACGCACACGAACCGCCCCTTGTGGTCGCCAGCCGTCACCTGCGCCCACGTGTTGCCAGCGGAATTGACGGTGAACGCGCCCAGCTTGATTGTCGCGCCCTTGGCGACCACGCACACGAGCGCGGACGCGCCCTTGCGCTTCTCGCGGATGTTGAGCGTATGGGTGGCGGTGTAGTTGCCGTCTTTCCATGCGGTTGTCACGGTGTCCGCCTTTCCGTTGTAGTGCAAGATGCCGTCGAACTCTTCGCGGAACGGGTTGATAGCAGCTTCGCCGCCCGTCTGGTCGCCCGGAGCGCCGCCGTACACGTCCCCGTTCTCGTTGATGCAGAACTCGCTCATAACGTCCGGGTCTTGCGATTGGCACATAGCCACGTGGTTAGCTTCGTTGAGGTACAAATCGCCACGCGCCGCGATAAATGACATTGGTTTCCACTCGAACAGCCCGGAGCGCGTGAACACCTCGCGCATGTTGCCCGTATACGTCGCGCCGTCGAGCTTGCCCTTGTATGGCGTGTACTTGATTGCCTCGCTCCACGCCTTGATTACGCTGCTCGAACAGTCCCAACTACCACGGTCGTAGCTGTATTGCTTGCCGTCAATGGTGAGCGTTTTAACGCCCTTGCCGTCCTCGCCGTGGCGCGGTTCCCAGCTATACCCGTTGCTATCGTCGTTGACCATATCCGCGTGGATTATCGCGGCGATTTCATTGCATTTCATAGCCATGTGGACAAATACCCCCTAACTAGCAAAAAGCAGCCCCAGACAGCCTGAAAACGGGCTATCCGGGGCTTTATTCATTATTTGTCGAACGCCTTGTTATCCGAGTCGATGCCGTAGAGTTCATCCCACGCGCGGCTATCACCCGGCAGCTCGTCAAACGCGTAAAGCTTGCCGTCTTTGAGCCAACCCCACTGTCCGTGGACATGCCACTCCATGCAGTCGGCTTTGGTGGGCAGCCCGTAGCGGTGCATCATTGCGTTGTTGGACGTGTCGAGCGTGAGCATCCTCGTGTTCTCCACGGTGGACGTTTGCGCGGCGTGTTCGGTTGGCGTGGAGTCCGCCACGATGCCATAACAAGCAGCCATGACGGCACCGCACAGCAGCAGCGCGGCGAACGCCTTTGCAACCGCGTCCACGGCTAAAGCACCTGCTCCCGCGGATAGGGCTCGTCGTACAACATTGCACGATCGGAATCACCGATGCCCTGCGTGGTGGGGTCGGTCACGATGCCCAGCGCCGCCAGGATGGACACGACCGCCATCACGAGGTCGGTCACCTGCTCCTGCGTGACAGACGGCGCGATGCCCAGCGCCGCCAGGATGGAGTACGCCGCTGCCACGATGGTTAGAAGCAGCGTGACGAGCGTGGTCTTGTTCTTGAATCGCAGTTTCCAGTTAATCATCTATATCTGTCCTTCCTGTCTCGATACGGGCGAATTCCCGTATTCGCTCCCACATAACCGTCCCCGTGCCGTTGCCGTCGTTGGCGTGGTACGCCTCGTAGCACTTGGAGATGTGGTCGTACTCCTCCGGGGTGATGGAGTGCCCCTGCTCCACGATGATGCGGAAGTACCTGAACAGCACGTCCCGCTGCATGGAGCGGTTAGCCAGGGCGTTGGCCTTGTTCACCTTCTTCTGCTCCCTGTTCGCCTCCTTCTGGAGCTTGGCGAAGTGGAACAGGCACCCCATCGTGGCGCTGGCTATGCCGCCGACCACGGTGGTGACGATGATGTTGAGTACCTCAAGGCCCATTACGCCTCCTCCCATCCGGCCGGGTAGTCGGCGGGACTCCAAACGTTTCCGTCAATCAGGGACGTGTAGACCGGGCCATCGGCATCCGGGTAATGCACCTTGTCGCCCTTGGCATATGCATCCTGAGCGCCGGTCGGCTGAACCCATACGGGAATCTCCCCAGGCTCGCCGATTCGAGTCCACAGCGCGGGCGTGGCGTCCGGTGTCCAGTCCGCCTGGCTCGTGTGGGCCTGCACGCAGCGGTACAGCTTGCCGTCGAACCGCACTCGCACGCCAACCGCGTATGCCAGCCCCACGGCCCACATGGGGAACGCGTCGGGAACAGTCTCGGCCTGCTCGTCGGTCAATATCGGCAGCACCTCGTCGAGCGCCGCCTGGGCGGGGTCTTCGGCTTCATCGAACGCCGAGATGGTCTGAATCCATTCCTCGGCGGCTTCGAACCCCAGGGTGTCATCGGCTTCATGGATATGCCACGTGTCGATGCTGCGGCCCGTGCCGTCCGCCATCTCGTGCGACTGCGCGTGAACGACGGTGCGGTCGCGTGTGTGCTCGATGCCGATTGGCTCGTGGCTCCTATAGATACCCTCTCCGATTCTCACTGGCCTTACGAACATGTTGACCTCCTTAATTGGTCTTTCCGGTATGGATGATGTAGTTCACGACGGCGAACGGCTGCATGTTCGCGTTGACGGTGTTGCCGTCGCTGCCCGCGTAGCCCGTGTAAGGCGAGCCGTTCATCGCGCCCGTGGCGGTCTTTCGCTCCGTGGCACCAGCCGAATAAAGCTGGTTGGTCGCACCGGAGCCGCTGCTTACCGTTCGGCGTGCAACTGTCGAGTTGTTCGTCAGGAAGGCCGAGCCGGGGTCGGCGTGCGTGTGAGCGCCCATCGCATGACGGTGGTACGGGATTATCGCGTCCTCGGAGCCGCCCGAACCGCCGAGCGTCCGCGCCGTCAGCCCCGAACCCGTGCCAGCGCCGATGGGGGCGCGTCCACGGAGGTCTGGCAAATTGAACGTGGTCGAGCCGTCGCCAGCGCCCCACGTGTCGCCTATCGCGGCGTAGAGCACGGCGTAATCTTCCCTGGACACGGCAGAACCGTCGCACAGGAGCCATCCGGCGGGAGGTGTCGAACCGGCGAACATCTGGATTACGCCTGCCCAGCCCTGGGCTATGTAGTTTCCGAGCCAATCGATTACTGCGGCGTTGCTCCGCGCATTGTC